ATTCAAGATCATCCTTAAGCGCAGCCCGGAGTAGTTTGATTCGTGGAGTAAGATGAGGCTTAGGGAGAGTTCTCCTTTTATTTTCTTCCACGATAAAAATAATTCTACTGGTGAACCCACCACCGATTGCTTCAGGGGGTAGTATGCTAATAAGCCAGTCACTGGCGGTGGCTCCGAGTAGATTAAAGCATACCCCCTGAATGGCGTCAGTTCCACTATTTTTTGTTTCATACGTCCACTTATCCTTACTATCGAACCAGTCAGTTAAATCGGCTAGGAACTTCACATCACTTTGACCAAGGAACACACTGAGTTCCTCACTAAAACAAGCAAGGGAACAGTGATAGTGTATCTGCCCTGTCTGAGGGTCGATGAAACTATCTACTGCTCCCTTCATATTCCTGATTAACGCCTCACGCGTGATGCTCTCACTAACTACTTTAATGCTGATGTCTTTTAATATATCTAAGCCCATCCGCATAGCAGTACCCTTTCTGCACCTTCCACTTGGTCCGATAAGAACCACGTACAAGTTGGGGTATATAGTTTCATATCCCCACCTAAAAAATACGCGACGACGGAGGGAAGCAGCAATGAGGCTAATACTAACCCAAGTATGATAAGAAAGGGGCGGTTCACTTTCATCAGCGTATTCCAGATACCCGCTGATCCAATCCGATAGTCGTCGTTTGCTCACTGATATAGCTCCCTATTGCTTTCTCTAATTCTTCATCATTAAGGGAAAGGTCTATCTCTGTGAGGGTGCCCAAAGTGAAACCGATTTTAAGATCTGTTGCAATTGAGAACTCACGACCATTCGCATAAAACTTGTGATCCATCGCAGCTGCTACCATGCGAATACACTTAACAATTCGATGAACATCTATTATAGGAATCTGGAGGTCAATACTGTCATGCACCTGCATGAGGATCTCCAGTTCCTTAGAATATTCCTCAGAGTTTCTATAAATTTTGACGAGTCCTCGATTAACAAGTTCTCCAACGCTGCTCTGAGGAATATAACTATAGGCAGACTTAAATAAATCTGGTCCCCATCTATCAAGAAATCTTTGTTTTCTTCCAAATAGATTTTCAAGGGTACGATCCTTTGAAAGTTTATTCTGTACAGTATCATACCACCGTCTGATACCGGGGTAAATTCGATGGTAGAAATCGATAATGACCTTAGCTTCTTTGTCAGAGATCTCATTAATAAGGGCGAACATTCTTTCTTTTTCATCATAGTTTAATCCATGATTAGACTTCTTCCCACACTGTCTCATGGACATGTTGCGAGGTAGCCATTGACGGAGATAAGGCTGTAGAAAGTCCATGTCCTTTCTCTTACGTTCAATCTCATCTGGAGAACTTTCACTTCCAAGTAGTTTATGTTCCATTTTGATGATGTCCATTGGAACCTTAAACATTTCACTTGCTGTATAAGTGTGAGTGTCGAGTCCACTTTCCACCGCCTTTATCATTGAGGCATCGCCGCTGGCATAGGCTACCACTACCCACTCAGCCTGCCTCTTGTCGAACGTAATGAAGATGTTACCGGTATCCGCAACAAGGAATTGCATGAAGGCCGGCGGCAAATTCTGCATATTCATCCCTGTGTCGAACACAGTTTTGCTCGAACTGATACGAGCAAATCTTGTACCTCTTGGATTGTAGCTACAGCGCAGTCGCATGTCTTTATCGAACGTAATCTCGAGGTACGTGCCTTTGAGCTTCCTGAGTTGCCTAATTCGCTGGATAATACGAGCCTCTTCAAATCCTCTACGTCCCGCAGTGTCACGCGCAAGCCGTTGTAAAGCTTTATCATCGACTGTAACACTACTGCCGCCTTTGGCATTTCGTTTAGTGTAGGGTTTGATTCCTTTTTCTCCATAGAAGTACCTCTGACAATCATCAGGACTGTTAGGATTAATCACCCTTCCACATAGCTCATTCAGTTTCTTTTGATACTGAGCGATGAGGCCCTCACACTTTGTCTTCATTTCCTGAAGCTTGATTTGGTCTACCTTAACTCCACGGATCATCATGTAGATGAGGGGCTGAATGAGCTCGATGGTATGTCTGTAAGTGTCGGTGTATCCACCCTTCTCTATCTCAGGCAATAGCTCGCTGGCTATGCGTAGGGTTGCGGCAGAATCTTTAGCGTTGTAGAGAAGCTCTTTGTCAGACGTGAGTTGCATTAATTTTCCTTCTTGATACTCTTATATCCGCCTTGATCTTTCCAGTATGTGTAGGTAGTGTAGCTACCACCGAGAAAGCCTAATCCCTTTAGGAAGTCTGGATACATGATGCTGTGAGCGATCATCGTATCTTCGATTACACCTTGACAGAAAATGCCATTCCTATAGGCGAGGAAGTATACATCGAATGCGCCATTCTGAAAGATCTTTGGTATACTCTCGCTCTCAAGGACAGTAGCTATCGAGCACCATATACTCAGTTCCTGTTCCTCCGACCAACGCTCGTCAATCGGAATGCTAAAGGCATAGTCAACCTTGTTGGAGAAACTTATGCAGGATACTTCATAGTTTGATACTTCAATATCAACTGCTGTTGGCTTACCACTATCTGCAATCATCTTCAAGAGGGCAAGTGCCTCATCAGCTGTACGTGGTGCCATCAAGCCTGGTTGGATAATCTCTAAACTACCTTCTGCAAAGCCTTTGGCTCTCTGTAGATCGTTGCTCAGGTAGAATCTCCAGATGTAATTAGACCAAATCATATCCTCAGGGTGCAGGGTTGGTATAACTATCACTCCATTGAGGGGGAAGGGATAGCCTCTAATATCTGTGTAGTCCCCTCGCTGCAGTAGGGCGAGCACCGCCACCTTACCTAGTGCAACTATAACTTTTGGTTTTACTTCTTCTACATAGACTAACAGATTCTGTTGGGCTATCTCCTTCCCTTTTTCTGTCAACATTCGTTTGCTTGGCTTATCGCTGTCGATGAACAAGCCGGCTAGAGAGAGGGTGTCAGGGAACAAGTTCACAATAGCGACTTCACCCTTAGTGAGGCCTGCCATGTGGAGTGCTTGCTCGAAGACACCCTCATTGGGTCCAGCCAGAACTCGGTTAGCTTGAAGCGCATGTTTGTCTGGACAGTCACCGAGGACGACAATCTTTTTAGGAACTTGTCTGATACGCTGGCGGACTTGGGGAATGAATGTCACTTGAGTAGGTCCAGAACTTCGTCACGGAAAATTGAGAGACCTTGGCCATAATCGTCCATATCAAGCATGTAGGTGTGAGACATCCAACCTACATTTGTATGAAAGCCCCAGTCACTCTTACGCGGACCAGTTATGAACAGGCTCCAGCATGGCTTAAAGTCTTTTAATTGCAATCTGTGAGCCTTCTTATTTCGGCGCACTAGGATTGAACCTGGTCCATGCCATGTAAGATACTTGTCTTTAGAATAGACGAAGCCTAAACCATCATCTTTTATTACCGTTTGCTCGTAATAACCACCCCACAAGACTATACTAATATTATCCCAGGGATGGTCATGTAATATCCGATAATCATCTAAAACTGTTTTGTGTAAATAGATATTAAACCATTTATTCCGTGGTATTAGGTGCCACCGATAAAGGTAGTCACCAGTCTTTATTCTAATCGTTCTGTTCGGCTTCAACATCGTTATAGACTCCCTCTTCTATGTCCCGCTGTACCGCACCGAGGAATCCTTCTTTATATACTTCGCTAAGATCCCAACCAAATCCGCTGATTCCGAGGCTGTAAGCGGCACGCAATGTGCTCCCTCCACCGAGGAAAGGAACGAGGATAACTGATCCGGGCCAAGCAAAAGTTCTAAGCAACTCTTGCATAAGGGCAAGTGGACGCTGAGTTGGGTGAAACTTTGTTGAAGGAGGTTCTGATGCAAATGAGAAGATATTACTACGTCCACGTTTAGGGATTGGGGGGACTTTTTCTTTCCACGCGATGAAGAAGGTTTCATAGCACCTCGCAAGGTATCTATCTGGTGAGGCTGTTTGGCCAGCGGGTTTTGCCCATATTCCTGGAATTGGGTCAACAGTAAATCCACTACGCTCGAGGGAAGTTCGCACGAGCTCGTACCACTCAACAGCGAACCAGAAGATAACCCTAGTTGTCTTAGGTGTAACTGCATAGATGTAGTCACAAGTGTTGTATAGAAATTCTGCATAGTCGTCTGCATCGATTTCATTATACTCTCCTATGCCGACATTCGTATCTCCTTTTTTCTTCTCAGCTAAATCTATCCCATAGGGTGGGTCCACTTCCACCAGAGCGAAAGGTGGCACAAGCTTTTCATCCACGAGCTCTTGCATTCCCATGAAAGCATCGCCCACACGATAGTGATCGGAAGCATAGGCAGCGAGGCGAACACCCAAAGGCTTATCTTCAATGATAGAGGCATCTTTCTTGAGCTCATTGAGCTTCTCCGTCTGCTGTTTGATAAGCTCCTTTACTAGAACCTTCTCACTCAGCTTACGAAAGGTTTTGACGGCGTCATCTTCAGTGGCACATTCAGCGAGTTTGGGGAACAGTTTGATGGCCTTAGCCAACTGGATGTGTCGGCTCACGCCTCCCACGCTCTTATTCAGGATCTCGGCTGTACGAGCCTGTGATCCCCTCGACCCATGTTTCTCACTCATCAGCTCATTAATACGAACAACTAAGGAGTTCTTATTCTGCCAGTTAAGGTCTTTCCTAAACGTATTCTCAATGAGCTCACATTCACGTAAGTCAAGCTCTCCATCCATTTCTCGCACGAGGCATGGTATCTCTTCGAGGCCCAATACGCGAGCCGCTCCAAGTCTGCTGCCACCAGCAACCAACTCAAAGTTTTGAGATATAGTAATTGGTTGTAGAATTCCCTTGCTCTTGATCGACTCGAGAAAGTCTTCGTCCAGCTCATTGTCGCTCCTATAGCGAGTGCCAGCTATTACCTGGTTGGGATGCAGAGTTATTTGTCTAATCACGTTGGTCGCCTTGGGCAGTCATGTTTGTTATACCTTCTTTCGCCTAATAAATTAGTCTCTGGTTGTGGTGCAAGCTTGCGAGTATATCCATCGTAGGTTTCAGCAAACACTACAGGTTCGCCACACCGGCTGCAATTACCCCACCTCAGGGTTTTGAGTGCATCACGTGTCCAGCCAACAGTTAAGGGGATTTTAGCCATGTCGTGATCTACCGTGTCCAACTGGTGGACATGGATTGCCAACGTTGTGATCCCAACCACATAGCTTACAACGCTCAGGTCCACTTGCTTCTGGAGTCTCCGATGGTGCTCGCGGGCACCCCGGTTCGTGGAAGCCACCGGGAGCATTGTCCACGGCTTGATCCTCGAAAGAACATTGCCGACAACGTACCGCTGCCGTCTCGGGAGTGACTCGCATGTCGAACACGTGCCCGCACTCGTCGCAGGCGTAGTCGCTGATGACCGTCTTACGCAGCACCTTGTGATCGCAGGTAGCGCGCTGATCTGCCGTCATGTGGTCCCCTTAAGCTTGGCAATCAAAGCTGCCTTTTGTTCAGGTGAAAGGGATTGTGCCAATGATCTGATGCTATCCATACTCTTGTGTTTAGCTTTAGTCTCCCTCTTTACCCGCTTAACAGCAGCCACTGGTCTTTCCATATGCCGGGCTGAACGTATCCTACGTATGTGTTCAACCTGCTCCTCATATGTAGAGTTGGTAAAGCTTTTCACAAGATCAGCTAATTTCTTTGTCATAGTTAAATGCTCAAATTTTGAACATCTGTCGGACCATGCACTGCATCTGTTAGGATACACTTCCCGTTGAGTAAACGTAAAACTACATACTGGTCCCTATCGTGTGCTTTGATAAGCAAATCTATTAACGCCTTAATAACATCGGCTTTCAAACCCCACTGGATGAACGTACCAAGCTGGTCGTTAATCTCTTTAGGGATTTCAACAGATAGTCTTACTGTATCGTTCACTGGTTGTTCCTTAAAAGCGGGTGGAAGCAGGATCAGCCTGCATGATGGTGTTTCCTCTAACGGGCCGGGACACACCTAGCACCATCTACTCCCGTGTCTAGCGTCTACTTCCGCCATTCCACCCACCAAAGTTATGCTGCTAACCTATCAAGTACGAGGACATTCTTGATCTGACCTTCATACTCATCTTGTTTTACATTACACCGCGCGCGTGATCCCACAAAGGATTCCACCTCTACCCCGTCATCAAAGGGAATCTCAAACTGTGTGAAAAAGCGCTTGGCCATCAGCAGCATCATCTGATCCTTACCTGCATCCTCACCACGAGGGAGAGCGATGTAGTGGAAGATGTTGGCAAACTTACCGTCTGTGTTTTCAAATCCCAGGATCAGACGGATGTTATGCTTCCCATCTTTCTCTGTCAGCTTGGCATCAGTAATTACGAGATCATATGGACCCTCGGGTGCAGCCTTGGGCTCTGCTACTTCTGCAATACCTTTCAATGCGATAAATGACATTGTTTTCTCCGTAGTCGTAGTCGTAGTACGTAGTGCGTAGTCGTAGTTAACTATTCGTCATTATCCTCATCTTCGTCATCATCACCGTTGTCTTCATCCTCCTCGAGCTCAAGCTCATCACCTTCATTGTCTTCACTAATCTCTTGGTCCGGTGTAGGAACTTCGAACCGTACTTCTTCGTCGTGAATGTCTCGATGTGTGTTCATTAGAACTCCAAATCTCCATTAAGTTTATACATTTCCTCTAGCTTCCCATGCCATCTAGCAAAGGCCACCTCAAGATCCATTTGCGCTGGCGTTTTGAGCATTGTTATTCTATCAAGTTCACTAAACAAGTTACTTTCTCGGATCGCCCGATCCCACAACTTTGGCCACGTCTCCTGAAGGTAATTGAAGAACACTTGCTCTGTTGTCCTTTTCGCTCGTCCTTGGCTGCGGGTTATATCCAAGACGGTCTCTAATAATTCTCCCGATACCGTACTCCTGAGGCTTCTCCCACTGCTTGATTGTGACATCTTCGTACATCTCCAGTCCTCTGATGGTGCAACGAATAGTTGGATTCATCCTATCCGGTCGAGTTTGGACAACATACTTGAGTGAGTCAGGTTTGCTTTGACACTCAAGATGCCAGATTTCACTAAACAACAACGGAACCTTGATGCGTAGCTTTCCTGTCAACAGGATCACGTTTTGCATCCTGCTTGTAGTCTCGTCCTGCTTGAACTCATCATGCGCACTAAAGAGCAGAACCTTATTCATCGCTACAAGCGTACGAACCACGTTCGTAATAGTCTGCATCTGAGCTGTCCAGTCGTCTTGCTGGGGGAAATGTCCAGGTCTACCGTTAAGATACAAGACTCGATCCATGACGATATCTGAGAATGTCGTAAAGCTGTCGAAGGCAATGTTATCGATGTTGTTCCAATAACCTGTTTTTGTTTTGTTTTCGAAATCTTTCTCCCAGTTGCTGTATACATCCTCGGCGTCTGTATTGCTAGACGGCCGATCACTCTTTCCTTTTGTGAGCGACTGAGCTGCAAGGTTAGCGGCAGTTGGAACGAAAAGTTCATAGTCGATGTCGTGTCCTCTTAGCGTTGCTAGGGCGCTTGGGTCAAACAGGTAGGCAAAGGTGCGTCCAGGCAGTGTGAGAATTTGGCTGGTTTTGCCTGAGCCC